AGTTCCTCAATTGTCTTGTCTAGATCTGACATTGGGATTTTCTCCTTGGTTTGTTATCTTAACATATTTATAATGATTAAAGTTTTGACAAAAACTTTGCAAAGGCAAGTGCGGAAACTTTACTGTTTCTTTGTCTTACCCCTTCATTGATTTCGTCTTTGATGTTTTGAATCTCTACCTCTTTAAGTAGTCCATTATCCCAAATCCATTCTTTACCTTCCATGATACCTTCAACGAAGGCTTGAGGTGCAGAAGGGTCTGCAACAATATCTGCCGCAGTGGCAAGATAAAAATCATCTTTCACATAGTTAGCACCGCCCTTAGATTCCAGTGAACCCATACCTCTTGAAGAGACACCAAGTTTACCACCATCTTTGATTAGTGCTTTCGCAATTTCCCCCATTGGAGTTGAGAGCAGTTTCGCCTCACCAATAAAGTTCTTTCCATCCGCTTCCAGTTTAGTAATCATATGCGATACCCTGTCAAGATTGACAGTAGGGCCTTCTGGATGACCCAGTTCCCCAAACGCACGACCTTCAGCAACAAATTCTTTATTATAACGTGCGACTTCTTTTGTCAACACGTTCATTGGGTAGACACGACCATTACGGTTTTTCATGTCTGCCTGCATGAAGATTCCACGAATCTTCATATCCTTTCCACCACCGTCTTTTTCTTCAACGATGTATTCTACTTCTTGTATCTGTTCTGCAATAAGTTTCATATCTTAATACCCCGCATTCGTGATTGCTGTTCCCTTGAGGGTTGATGCACCACGAAGTCCTTCACCAGTATTCATGTGAATTACGATACCAGCACCAGCACCAACATAAATTGTGCCAATGTCACCATCGTCTGCGGCATTACGAACCGTCACTACTTGTGCAGAACCAGTGTTAAATACCCACACCGCAGCGTCATCTACAAATTTTGTAGTTCCAGTTGCGAGGTCGGTTGCTGTTCCTTTTACTTGCATCTTCTTATCCTTATAATACCGTTAATACTTCACTCTCAAAATAATCCATAAGTTTGTTTTGCGGAACTTTGAACTCTTTTGAGACTTTTGTAATAGTTTTGTCAAAAGTATTTAGGAAATCTGAAGGTTTAGTTTCCATTTCCTTGAAAATAGCGTCAACAGCATTCTTCATCTTAGGAGATAATTTCTTATACTCCTTAGACATCTTATGCTCATCCTTTTCTGGCAACTCTTTTTTGAGTTGAGAAACAGTCTTAGTCACTATCTTCTTCTACCTCTGGAATATGGTGAGTTACAAATGTTTTTGCAACTTCTTGTCTTTTCGTCTCTAGTGCGTCACCAACTTTTACAGCAAGTGCATTATTGAAGTGACCTTCTGCTTCTAGATTATCACCTCTCGCAATAGAGTCAACAAAGTCTTTTACTGCGTCCATTATTTATCTCCTTGTTTTGGATCGTTTTGTGCGAACATACCGTCATCCTGGCCCATTGGGTCAGCACCCATATCTCCGCCACTCTCATCCTTAATCTGATTATCAATCTCTTCAATTTCTTCATCAGTCATTCTAAGGATATTCTTTTTAACATACTCTTTAGAGAAGTATGTTCCTACATAACTCTCAATCTGTCCCAACATATCTAAACGGTTTTGCAACAATTCTGCATTCTTCAACTCTGTGAAGTGTCCGTCTTGTAGGAAGTCAAATTGTAAGTGTTCTTTTATATTATCCCATTCTTCAACTGCAATGACACCCTTCAACACGAGTTGTGTCTTTAACATATCTTGGAATAGAATAGTAAATTTCTTACGAAGTTTTTGAACAAACTTTGTAAACTTTAATTCGTCTCTAGTAATGTTATCAGAACGTCCAATAGAGAATGAGTTCTCTGCCTCAAGTCTAGAGATTGGGACATTCAGTGAACGATAGAGTTTTGTCTGGAAGTATTTGATATCATCAATCTCACCAAGGTTTGAACCGCCAGGCAAGGTTGTGATTTCTGTTCCTCTACCACCTTCTCTACGAGGCAACCAGAAATCTTCCAACATGGACATATGATTTCTGTCATCTCTAATCTCACCAGTTCTTGCATCATAAACAAGTTTATTACGATAACGATTCATCACATCTTTGAGGTATGCCTCTGCCTTTACTTTAGGCAAGTTACCAACATCAATGTAGAAGATACGTCTTTCGGGCGCACGAGAGATACGATAGATAACCAACGCATCTTCAATCATACGCAACTGATTAACAGGTTTGATTGCCTTATTAAGATATGATAGGACTGTTCCCTTATGCATATCAACAAGGCCTGAAGGACAATAGGTAATAGAATCAGCAGTGATTTTTACACCACTAGTTGTTCCAGAGTTTTGATCTAGTCCTTTATCGTTGTATAGATAAAAGTCTTCAATCTTTTTAACAATGTCTAGACCAGTTGCCTGATCCTTTTCTTTTCTTTGTTCTCTGACCTTCTTAATTTTACGAGGGTCAATATAACGTAGTTCTTGAATTCCCTTACGAGGTGATTTCTTGTCGATAACTTTGTGATAGTAAATTCTACCATCCACATACCATCTTCTAAAAATATCGTGTCCCTTTGAATTGAAGTCGAGTAGACGCAACACCTCATCGAACTCATCTCTGATTTTCGATTTAATATTTGGTGATAAGTCTAATCTGTCGAGGGAAATAGAAACAGATTGTCCCCTTTCATCAGAGACAATCGCTTCGTTTGCGATATCTTCAATTGCACTATCACACTCTGGTTGTTGTGCAATATCACGATATCTTCTGATTAAGTCTATTTCATTGCGATCACGACCATCCATATCAAGGATGGAAGCATAATGCCCACCGCCTGATACAATGTCTAAGGTGCCATCATCAGTAGAGGGGGCAGTGAATCCATCACTGCCCTTACTCTGATTCGCCCTTGTGATTCTGAAACCAAAAAGTTCAGCCATACTATAGTTCTCCTAATTTTACCCTACTATTTAGTAGGTTTGTAAAATTGGATTATACGCTACTAGCGGAGAAATATGTGTATCTCCAAGTAATGTCAAAGGTTTCAATATCACTTACGGTATCCATATTCAGTTCAATAGCGTTAATCGCAGTTGGCCAACACCCTCTAAGAGTGTAGGATTTAAGAGTATTTTCCTCTCTATCCAACTGTTCAACGAGTAGGTCAGCAGTATATCGTGATACGTCTGTTTGGCCAATACTTGTTTCCAAGTCATTGATACCACTCATCCATCTTTCAATACCATTTCTGAGATCAAACTCCGCATCATTAAGAACTGTAGTTGTCCAAGGTTCAAATGTTCTGTCACCAGCAAGATAAAGGATACGTCCTCTATAGTTCACTGGAATGTCAGTAATTGTCTGTCCTGGCAAACTCGCAGTCTTAATAAGAAACGAGGCTTTTGTAGCAGGAAGTCCTGTAAAAATTCCTGTCGGAGTTGTTAATGTAACCTTAAACTGATTGGCACGAGCACCGCCGCCGTCTAGATAAGCTTTGAATTCGTCTATACTAGCCATTTTTTATCTCCTTATCCGCCAATCTCACTGAACGCAACACCTGTGCGAACAGCAATAAAGTTAAGTGTAATGAAGTTAATTGAACGAGCAGGTTTGATGTAGATATCTGCAACAAACTCATTTCTATCAATAACTTCCCCTGTGTTGTTAGTCTCATCGGCAACTACTGAGAAGTCAGTAATACCTCTACGACCTTGAACGTCACGAAGGAACGGTTCTACCAAGTTTCTGAATTGAGCACGAGTAAATGCATCGTTAAACTCAAAGAGTTGATACTTAGCAGCAGTCGCAATTGCCTTCTCAAGAACAATGAACAATCTACGAACATTGATTCTATCAAATGCAGAAGGTCTTGCCAATGCAGTCTTGTCACCGAATAATACAGTTCCTTGTCCAGGCTGTGTCATTACAGGGTTGACTCTAGCAGGGTAGAGAATGTCTCTCTGTGCCTTTGTTGGGTTGAATGCAACCTTAACAGCACCACGAATCTGTCCTCTGTTATAACCAGCAGGAGAGAACCAAGGTTCTGCAACATTATCAGTATTTGCAGCAAGTCCAGCAATGTCACCATTGAGTGGAACATAACGATATACATCGTTATACTTGTCATACATATACTTATATCCAGAATCGAATACTGCATAAGATGAACTTGCCAACTGGTTGAAGAACGCAACAACATTAGTTGTCTGTGCAGCACCAGTAGTCACACCAACAACATCTGCTCTACGAGGAGAGATGAAACCAACACAATCTTTACGAGCCTCACAGAGGTCGATAATCATGGTTGCGTGTGTAACACCATCTGTTGAAGCAGGACAAGTTCCTGCCATAATTAGGTTTACATCAACTGTGTCAGCGTCAGCAAACAAGTTGTATGCAATATCTAATTCACCGATTGTTGGAGTATCATCTGTTCCACCAGCAAGGTCATCGGAAAGAACTCCCCCCTTACCAGCAGTAGAAGCATAAGAAACTCCAGATGCAACCTGTGTTCCAGCATTAGTTAGTGATGCATCGTGATCCATCCATCTTACGAAAGAAGAACCAGTGTTCACAACATTTGCATAGAAAGCAGTTCCACCTTGTGGAGTTTTTGCAGTATTTGCCTGTGATACAAATGGGAATGTTTCTAGAACAGCAGTTGTTCTCTGTCCAGCAATATCTGCATCAAATCCAGAAATACCACCGTCTCTGTCATACACTACAATATGCATTTCATCAGCAGAGATGTTTCTGTCTGTTGCCCATGTTGATGTGCCAGGAGCAGCATCAAACAAGTCATAGAATCTCCAACGTCTACGAATTGCTTCGCCACCAGACATTGCAGATTTTAGTCCACCACCGTTAGGATTGTCTAGTTGACGAATAGTAAGGTCGTTAGTTGCAATTGCAGTAACTTCATACTGTTGTCCGTCAGTTTCTTGTAGATAGATAATGTCATTGACATTAAAGTCTGCACCAGATGTAACAGCAAGAGTTGTTGCACCAGCAGAATGTGCGCCGTCAACGGTTGAGGTGACTGTCTGTTCGTATGCAGTTGCATTAGAACAAATAGAAACACCAAGCGAGTTACCGTATGTGCCTGGGAACTTTGCAGCCCACTCACCTACAGAACCAGAACCATCGGCATAATTGTTTTCATAATCTGTGTCGTTTTTAATCTTCAATCCAGATCCGTCTGCGGTAGCGTTGACAGCAGCTGTGTCAGCACGAATTACACGAAGAGCGTTTCCGTATTGAAGAAAGTTTGCGGCAGTGAACCAAGTCTCAAAGTTATCTGAGTTTGGTTTACCAAAGAAATTAACCAATTCCTGTTCTGAACCGATTGGGATGATCTCTTCTACTGGGCCCTGTGGGAAGCCAGCAGCGATCGCACCAATTGAGGTTGCAACAGCAGGAACAATATTGGTCAAATCAATTTCTTTGACTAGCACGCCAGGGGATAGTTGAAATGCCATCTCTGTTTCTCCTTTATGGATTTACTTTATAATAATCTAAGGTTATCCTCAAATTTACACGAATATTTATAAAAACCCATCTCTTCAGAATGTTTTTTTATAGGTTTAGCAGCACATAAATAGTTTCATGTCGGAGCACTATCAGAAATACAAAAATACCATCAAAAAGGTATCACAACGCAATTACAGGGCACGAAAGATATGGGTAAACGAATATCTTGGTGAAAAGTCCTGTCATCATTGTGGCGAATCTGAAACTGCTTGTCTCCAGTTTTATCCTCATGAGAGGAAAATACGTTCTCTATCTAAAAGAAAAGGATTGAATGAGGAATCTAGAACCGAAGTTGTAGGTTTAATCAACCAATCCACAGTCGTTTGTGCGAACTGTTATCTCAAATTAGAAAACGACATTATTGATATTATGTAGGGTTTTAGTGTTTTCTACCAATCTGAATCATAAGAACGAACCACTGGACTCCACCGTGTTCCATATTCATCTATCACAGTTTCCCCATAAGGGTCTTGCAATCCATCATCCATAAACCCAAACGGGGCCATGTCTTGTTCTAATTGATGTTGTTGTTCTTGAAACATTCTAGCACGAATATCATCATCTGTCAACTCTTTAAAATATGTCTGTTGAATTAACCATGCAAAGATAACACAACACATTGCAAGGTCATCAGCGTGTCCATCTTCTGCTTCATAAGACTGTCCTCTAAGTGAGAATGTGGAAAATTCATTGATTAAGTCATAATCATTAATAATAAGTTTATCTGTTTCAATAATCTGTTTAAGGTTAGAACATCCTAGCGATTTAACCGCCTTTGTTGTCCTTACTCCCAATTGTGCCTTACCGCCTGAGAAACCACCCCCAATCACTTGACCCGCACGCCCACGCATGGAAGCCATGATAAGGTTCTCATACTCCAAGTCATACTGTAGTGCAGATGCAACCTGTTCACCAATATCATTTACCTCAACAAGTGTGTATGCTTGATTGTATGCAGTTGCAACATCGTGAATAATATTAGGAAAGAGTAGAGGTTTGATTTCATTGTTACGATATTTCGCAACAATAGTGTATGGCACAGTAGTAACATCGAATACAATAAATGCAGAATAATCGTTCTGAGTCCCCCTAGCAACGTCACAGACGATGGTGTAGAGGTGTCCTTCTTTTGGTTTGACATAGAGATCCAATCCAGCATTAGACTTAATTGGATTATGAAATGCCATTGATTTAATCTTAGATGGGTGTATTA